GTAGAAGTACTGGTCTGCCGTCAGGATATCGAACATCGCATCCCTGATATCCAGGGCGAACGTGTTCTTCTCCGTTATCACGGCACCAAGCCTTTCAGTTCCAGCGTCACTTCGCCGCCGCCGTTGTGATAGACGTTGGTGATCTCGAAATCGCCGAGGTCGGGCAGTCCCGACAGAGACTCATACGGAATGTGGATGCGGTCACCCTGCACCGGAAGCGTGGGAAACTCGATCGTCCTGATGTCGAGAATGGTCTGTTGATCGGAAAGGATGCTGCCGTCCTCCAGCCCGACATTCAGCGTCGTGCTTTCGTAGATGCCCCGGCCGACGCCGGTGAATGAATCGCCCCGCCTCGAGGTGAAAGTCACTGGCCTACCGAATACAACCTGGCACGGGTTGTAGACCATCGTCGACATGTTCACTGCCATGAAATCTTCTCCAGGATCGAATTCATCCGGACGACCAGCTTGTCGAACAGGAATGGTCGCAACAACGGCCGCTCGACCGGAATCGGCTTTGCTTTGCTGTGTCGCCTAGAAGCCCTGAGAACCCGAACTCGCTTTTTCTTGCCGCCCTTCCAGCGAATGCCCTTAAGCTTCGGCCGACGGCGTCCGCGCGGCCAGATCACGGTTTCCACCGTGGTGTCGGTGATCAGCCGGGTGAACGCCCTGCGAAAGTGGACGTCCTCGGTCTGCCATTGATCCATTTCCTGATACATTTCGTGCGGGACGTCGGCGAGCTGCTTGGTCATGTTGTCGAGGGCGTCGGTCAAGCCCTTGACGTTCTCCATGGCCATTTCCAGCATCAGACCTCGATCCGCACGTATTTCATCAGGAGATTGCCGGCGATTGCGGTAATCAGGCCGGTGGCGCCCTTCGGACCTCCGGTCAATTGGTTGATGTCGAAATACATCACCCTACTGTCCTTGTGGCTGATGCTTCTGATGCCGCTAACGCCAAGCCGAAGCATCAACGCCTGGCCTTCCCGGATCAGGAACGCCGCAGCCTGCTTCAGCGCCCAGGGCGCCTGGTCCGGCAGGTTGTAGCCGCCGGCGTAGGTCACGGTGATCGGCTCGGTGCTGGCCTGCAGCAGCTCAACCTTTCCCGACTTCCATTCCACGAGGTAACTGCTTGGATCGAGTACGGTGCCGCTCGGACTTTCCAGAGTGATCGCGGCGTTCTCATCGATCGGATAGTGGCTGGTGAACAGCCGCTTCATCGCATTGATGTCGTCGTACTCGGTGCAGCGCCAGATCTCGCTCACCGTCTCATAGCCAAACGTCCGGTTGCAGTAGGTAGCGATGATATCCGAGTAACTAGAAATATATTGATTGAGGATCGCGTCTTGGCTGGAATCGGTGGGCAGGATTCCAAACCACAACTTGATCTCGTCGAGCGATACGAGATCGTAGGAGGTCGCCGGCGTGATCACGGTGATGACGCGATCGGCCATCAACGTTCTCCGTCATATTGCTCGAACAGGCTGCGCAGCGAAAGCGGCTCGCCGTCTGAACCATCATCCAGAATCGGGATAACGCGGTAATTCTCCCGGTCGACCTTCCAGCCGCGGAAACGGGAAGTCACGACGGTGGTCAAGCCGCGGTCTCCCCTGTCACCCTTCGGTCCCGGCTTGCCCGGCTTCCCGGCGGAGGCGATCAGTTGCCATCCGTCGCCTGGACATGGCCCTGGATCATCGGCCCTCGCCACGAAGCTCGACCCGTTCAGCGCCACGATGTCCATGAAGCAATAGGATTCAGCCTCAGCGTAGGTCCCTCTGATCCGCGGCATGGCGGCATTCTTGCCGGCCTGGGCGATCAGCGCCCAGTCCTCGTGCGGCGGCTCTCTGGCCGTGTCGGAGCGGGCCTGGTAGGTGCTGCCGTGGTGCGCTACCAGATCGCCTTCGTAATGAACCGAGCCATGGACGAAGCTCTTGATGGCCCTCAGGACCCCTGGCGCGCCTGCAATGCCCTTCTCGCCAGTCTCGCCCTTTTCGCCTCGATCGCCCTTCGCGCCGGATTGGCCAGGTTCACCCTGGGCACCAGGATTACCCGTTTCGCCGCGCTCGCCCCGCGCGCCGGCTTCACCTCGATCGCCAGCTGGCCCCTGCGCTCCAGCCGCTCCCGCATCACCGCGCTCGCCGGGATCGCCCTTTTCTCCCAGATCGCCCTTTTCGCCGCGCTCGCCGCTTTCTCCTTGCAGGCCTTGCATTCCGTGCTCGCCTGCGGGACCGGGATCACCCTTTTCACCCTGATCGCCCTTTTCACCTTGCTCACCTTTCGCGCCGACTTCGCCATCTCTTCCGTCCTTCAGCTCTCTAAGCCTGGCGTTGATCTTTTCACCGATCGTGGCCAGCTGGGTCTCCAGCTTCGATATGATCGCCGACGACTGCGCTTCCATTAACAGGCGATGCTTCTCCCACCGCTCCTGATTGCGATCCAGCGTTTCCGCCAGCGTCATCCGCCAGGCATCGAGCAATATACCTGCGCTGCTGTCCGACGGATTCGGTGAGTCTAAAGAGGTTTCTGACTTCCCGTTGAACGTCGTCATATTGGATTTCCTTGGCAGAAGAATCCGGTGGTTTTGGTGCTATCGCTGCGGCAGGCGGTTGCGCTGGAGCGGCCGGCGCCGGCGGGATCGCCTCAGCCGCGGATAACGGCACAACCTGTTGTTGCAGACGCGGTTCATTGCCCCACGGTACGTCAGGCAGGCCTTCCAGATTGCGGGCCTCGTTGGGCGCGAAGATGCCGCCAAGCACACCCCTGTTTAGCGCCTCGATTCGATCCTTGAATGCCGAGCGAAGCAGCGCCTGGGTGTCAAACTCCACGTATTCGTCGGGCTGGCCCTTCAGCTGAAAAAGGTTGCCGATCGCTTCCTCAACGTGATTAAGACAAAAACCAAGCCCGGTTGCGATCCAGCTCTGCATCAACAGTTCGGTGCTGCCGAACGGTGCACCGCCAATGCCGAGGATCTGCAGCGGAACACGAAAGGCCAAAGCGATCTGCTCGTTGGAAAGCTTGAACATCTCGGCGATTGCCGAATCCTTGCCGCCGACAGACCACGGCTGCACCTTCAGCCCCGCGGTCAGAATGGGCGTACCACCCATGAACATGCCTTTGGACTGCTCTTTCCAGCGATCGCGCAGCGCCTGCACCTGATCCTTGTCGAGCACGAGGTCGGTGGACAGCACCGCCGACGGTCTCGCCTCGTTCAGGTAAAAGTTGTTCTGTTGCTTGACGATCTGATCGGCCAGTCCGATCTCGCCATAGGCCGCCTCGACCGGGCTTTCACCGACCAGTGGTCGCGGATAGCGCCTGCGGTACTGCAGCTTGATATGGAGCACGTCACGCTGTGGCACCACGATGAACTGCTCGCCGAGCTGCTTGGCGATGACATCATTGCCGCCGAGAAAGTAGAAGATCTCGCCAGTCTCTGATAGCCGCGGATAGGAGATCGCCGGGTTCATCACGTGAATTTCGTCGATCTCGTAACGGTCGTTGCGCAGCGCCACGGCATAGGAATTGCCGTAGAGATACAATTCCCGCACCGTGTTCAGAAGAAAGTCGCTGATCGATTGATAGGCATTCGGGTATCTTAAGATTCGGGACAGAGCCGACGTTGTGACTCGGTCTCGCCCGCCCTTTGCGTTCGACCGCCAATGATCCCCTGGACACATCGCTATAGTCTGCGAATACGCGGAGACGCACGCTTCGACCATGGCGTTATGGGTGCCGGGATAGTAGGGCAGCATCCCGGTCTGCCACCAGTTGGTCGGCGCCCCGTCGGGAAGCCAGCCACCGGTGATCGGCAGATGGTAGGGGCCAGGTCTGAACTGGCCCTCTACCGACTTCCAGACGGAACGGAAAGCATTGGCAATCGTTCCAGCCATTCACGTCACTCGGTTTTGGCCGACGTGTGCCTGGTCTGATAGGCCTGGGGCTTGGAAGCCCCAAGGTTCTTGGTGTCCTGAGTCAGCGACGAGAAGTTGTTCGGATCGAGATCGCTGCCGTCGGCCTCGTGCTCGAGGATGTGGGCCCCGCACGCGGCAAGATCGTTCTCCTCCTGGGTCGGCGTCGGCTTTCCCTTCATCTTCGACTCGTACTGAGCCTTCGATGCATCCGAAAGTTTCTTCTCGGACTCGTAGGCCCTCTTGGCCTGCTCGGTGGCAGGATCGTCTGCGAGTTTGGTTGATGCCATGGAATGATTCTCCTTTTACCAGGTTACGTTTTGTACCCATGCAACCGTGCCGGCGCGACGCTGGACCCAGTTGAGCGGCAATACCATTCTTAAGGCGATGCTGTCGGTCTGAAACAGCGATTTCTGAGGTGCCGCTACGGTTGATGGCGAGATCACTAGATCAGCAGGAGTTGTATCCTCCATATGAAGGGTGGCCTGATCTGAGAGTTCCATACGCGGCGCCGCTTCGCCGACCACCACGAAGTCCGCAGCATCGACCAGGATCATGGTCTTGCTCGGCACCGTGGCACTGTCGATCAGCGGAATGCCGTTCAAGGTTCCGCGAGCGATCTCCTCCCTAAACGGAAAGATGCCGGTATTGGTAGCCTGCAGCAGCGCGGCCCGAAGCATGTCGACCTGGTTGACCAGGAAGACAGGCGTGCGGATATTGCCGTAAGTGCCGGCGCTGATGGCGCCGATCAGCGCCACCAGGTCACCGATGAACGCCGCCATGCCGCCACCGGCAGTCGCCGTGGTTGCCGATACGCCATTGAGCAGACCCGCCGGCCTTACGGCGGTCGCCGGGTTGGCATCGATCAAGACGGTGTCGATCGCCACCTGGGTGTCTTGCTGGATGGCTTCACGCAAAAGTCCCTCTATCGCAGGGATTGAGTGCTGGTCCATCTCACGCGTCCAGGTTGTGATGACCGCCATCTTCTTAGGTGTCAGGGTTTGCGAGGTGAACATGCCCTGGCGGACCGGGATTGCCAGACCTTCGCCGACGAACGATCCCGCCAGCGTCGGCGTGCGGTTACGGGTTGGGATCCGGATCTGGCCGGCCCTGTCGAAAGACAAGGTCAAGCCCCTCGGTGCCAACCGAGTCAGGATGGCTTGAGGAATCAATAGCGGCATCAGCGCGGCCCAGGTGATCTGGGCAAGTTCTAGTGCCCAGCCGGTCACCGTGGTCATGGCCGGAGCCGTGGCCGCCTTGAGTACAAGATCGGACATGATCTTGAGGCTCTCCTCGCGATACGCCGGATGCCTTTCCGCTATTTGCATGCGCGTGGCCTCGATGCCGCCCTTGGCATCGCTACCCCACGCCTTGTGATTGAGGGCCAGCGTGCCGGCCTTGATGAACAAGTCGAGGAAATCGACGCTGTCCCTGGTCCGGTTGACGATCACGTGAGGTGCCGCGATCTTCTCGTTCCGCTGTTCCTGGCGGGTCCCGTTGACGACGAGGGCGCGGCCACCCTGGCCATCTTCCATCGCCGACTTCGCCAAAAGCTTCTCGCTCTCGACGAGAGCATCGCGGGTCTTCTCGAGCTGGAGAATGTCGGCATTGAATCTGCCGGTCATTTCCAGGTCGGTGTTGCTTACGTTCGAATCATCCATCTTCTCGAGATGAACGGTAAGAGCATCGCGCTTGGAGGTGATCTGCACTTCCAGATCCGAGATGCGCTGTGCAAGGCTAGACATCTGTCCGCCCTTTCCATTGACGCTGCGTTTGGCGTGCCCGCCTTCGAACCCTCGATTCACGACTCGATCTTTCTTGCCTTGCCCGGCAAAGATCAGGTCGATCGTCTCTGGGGAAATTTTCAAACCCTTGGCAACCGCCAGGGCATTTGGATTGGCCGGTACCGCGACCAGGCTAGTCTCGACCAGCTCACTCTTGGTGTAGAGCGAACCGAGGCCCTTCTCGCGCGGCTTGGATTCGATCGGACGAAAACCGACCGAAACCGCGCGCAGAATGCCGGCCTCGATCAGCTTGCGGATTTCATCGATGCGGTCGCTGGTGCCTTGCGGCGCCA